CACTGTGGCAGGGGATGCTGCTCAAGAGGCAGTGATCACCGAGCTGGAGCCCGGAACGTACCAGTTCCGGCTGACGGTGCTGGATCAGATGGACCAGTCCAGCCCTCCGCATCTGGAGGCGGCGACGATCAACCCGAATGCGCCCAACGCAGTGACGAATGTCACGGTGACGGTCGAGTAGATGGACATCAGCGTCACCCAGCACCAGAAGAACCTCAGGACTCTACCGTGCATTGTGACCGAGATGACCCCGGTGACGCTGCACCATTGCCACGGCGGCTCTATGAAGCTCCGTGGCTGGCACGTAGGCGTGGCCCAGAAGCAGAACCCGTGGCTACAGATCCCCCTGCATGAAAGCCTCCACACGGGCTCTCACGGGATCGACAGCGGCATGGGGGTGGAGACATGGGAGAAGCGGTTCGGCAGCCAGTGGGGCTATCTGGAGGAGGTCAGGGAGCTGCTCGGCTACGACATCTTCAGGATGGCGCAGATGTTCGAGGGTCTGAAGGCGTGAGCTGGGGCTCGTTCGCATTCGGCGTAGTGGTTGGGGTGCTCCTTGTGGTGTGCTGCTTCGTTGCTTGGATCGTCAGCCTTGCGAAGGAATGGGACGAGGATGACCCGCACTGGTAATCGGAACTTCGCCAGGGTCGCTCATGATGGCATCATCTTCGACTCCAAGCTGGAATTCGAGCGATATGTCTTCTTGAAGGATCAACAAAAAGTGGGCATGATCCGCCACCTCAAGGTACACACCAAGCACAGGCTGGAACTCAATGACCGACCATTACTGATCCGATCTCACGGTTACCCCAATGGCAGGAGATCGACGTGGACGGACGATTTCAGCTATGAGGTGCGAGAGGAGAGTGGAACATGGTCAAAGATCATAGAGGACGTGAAGGGTCGCGACACGTACCAAGAACGCTTCAAGCGCGGGGTGTTCGAGATGCTGACGGGTCAGCAGATCGTGGTTGTGACATCCTCAACAGAATCCCCCCGGAGGACATTGCCTGCCAGGGGGCGCAAGCGATCCGCCATTGGCAATACCTGAAGCTCGTGGAGGCTGAGAACGTCCGCCGTGCGCTGACGCTCTTTGCTGCTTGATCCGGGGAGGTGGAGCCGAGTCAGGTCGAAGGCGGCAGACTGTAAATCTGCAACATCACGCGCAGGTTCAAATCCTGCCCTCCCCACCATCAGTGGATCATCCCTGCCGGCGGAGCGAAGTACATCCGGTCAAGGTTATAGGCCGCGACCGGGTTGTGCTCTGCCAGCTCGGCGTACTCCGTCATGGCCAGATGGAACATGTCCGCCGGACCCGTGGCTTCGCCCATCAGCTCGGCAAACAGGTCGTTAGACTCCGTCACCTCGTGCCTGAAGGCGTTCACGCCACACGTCCATGCCTCGCAGCTCTCGCTGATGAACATGCCAGTGTAGAAGCCGGACAGCTTGTGCTTGCGCACGAACTGGTCAGCGTTGCACCAGATGTAGACGCCCACCTTCTGCTGCAGGTTCTGGATGAAGTAGCCGTCGATGGCGAAGCTCCGGGCGAACTGTCCAACGCCCCAGAGGCCGGCGGGAGAGCCGTGACCCATCATCATGGGAGTCTGGCACTTGTCGATCATGACTGAGGTCTCGTGCCTCGTAGCCTTGCCCCGGACGACAGTCATCACGTCTCGGTCTTCGTAGATTGGGCGAAGGAACTCTGTGGTCGGGTCCTTCGGGTGAATAATTAGAGTGTTCATTGTTGTCTCCTTGGGGAAGTGGCGACCCCGACAGGCATCGAACCTGTTCTCTCCCCTGCGTCACGCCGCCCGTTTCCATGGCCGGCACGGTTACACCGTAGGGGTCTCGTCTCCGGCCTGATTACCGGCGGGGTCTATAAGTCGAAGCGGGCCTTCCACCCGCTCGCCGCGTCTTGTCACTTGTAGGCAGCGGTCGCCCACTCTATGGGTTAGGCAGCGACCTTCTCTGCCGTTGCGACCTTCAGCCAGCGCTGAGCATTCATCTGAATGATCTGTGCGCCGACGGTCTCCAGCTCGGTTGCGCGTTCGTAGGACACGTCGTCTTCGTTCGCCAACTCGGTGACCGCATTGGTCATGCCCCACTGGGAGAAGTCGCCGTCCTTCAGGAAGTTGGTCAGGATGGACTCCTTCTCGGACTCGCGCAGATCCACCTCTTTGGCCAGCGCATCGACAGCCGCGAATGCGTCCTGTACCTGCTCGCCGTTCTTGATGGCCCTCAGGCGCTCGCCCATGGCGCGGACCCGATCCGGGTTGACCATGGTCTGCATCGCGTCGTTCACCTCGGCGATGATCACCTCGTCCTGCTTCTTCTTCGTCTCGTCAGTGAAGACCTCGAAGTCCTGCCCTTCGATCAGCTTGCCACCCACGTGGTTGCGGCTGAAGGAGAAGGCATCCTCGACGCCCCACACGCAGCCGTTCAGGCAGTACGAGCGAAACAGGAAGCCCTTGATGCTCAGGGAGCCGTGGCCCGTCTCTGAGTTCGAGAGGACGAATCCCGGGCGGACGATGTCGCGGCCAGCGTCGCGCTTGGCGATCACTCTGTGCTGCTCGTCTACGTCTTCGGTGGTCACGTCCCAGCCGTTGGTGCTGCGACCGTGCGGAGTATCTCCGAGGTCGATAGCCAGCGAGTCGTCAGTGAGGAGCACCTTGAGGTGCATCTTGTTTTCGCCGACGTTGCTGGAGAGCATCGTGGTAGCGATGTCGCCCTTGATGATGCCGGGAAGCGTTTGCTCCAGCACCTCAGCATTGTCGAGCCGACGGTAACGGTTGGACAGGAAAGCCCGGACCTTGCCGTCGAGTACGCGCAGCAGCCGAGACTCTGGCTCACGCTCGAAGAGAGCGTTGACCTGAGCAATCACCAGATCGCGGTGATCGTTCAGCAGTCGCTGGTAGTACTTCCATGGGATACCGAGACGAGTAGCGATCTGACGATGCGCGTTCTCGGTGATGCCGAAACGTTCCAACTCACCTGACCCATCTTTGAGCAGAACAATCCAGAGCTGACCTTCCTGATCGACCATCCTCACAGCGTCCTTGGTGGATGCGGTGAAATCTTTCTTCGAGGTGTTCTGGCGAACTACTTCAGTGAGAAGAGCTTCGAGTGACATTCCGTTTTTCATGTTGACCTCCTCGGTCATTGCTTAGTTTGAGCCGCCACCCTGTCGTGACGGTGAAGACATCTTAGGGCTTCCATTGGAAGCTGTCAACACTTTTTGTTGATGGGCTTCAGATGTGGATTTTCTGGAACTCGTTGTTGAATGGCACGAAGCACATCCCGCCGATGGCGTTGGAGATCACCCACCCGCCGGGTACGCGGGTGGCGCTGACTGTCCCCATGGACTCCTGCTCGAACAGGCGGAGCTTGTAGAGCTTGGCTGCTGCCACGACGGCTCGCGTGTCGGCCTCGCGCTCCAGTTTCTCCCAGAGTTCTTTGTCGTCACTCATTCCGGGTTCCTCCCTATTGGTACAGATTGTTGTGGGTCCTCCAGCACGGGAGGCAGCATCAGCCGGCACACCTCGACCTCTGGCGGGGGAGGGCAGACCATTCGCTGGCCCACCCACACTCCCAGCCCGTACATGAAGCAGAGCCCGATGAGAGTGATCACCAGATAGCCCTTCATCTCCCCGCTCATGACAGCACCTTCTTGCGCCCGCGCAGCCCGTCCACCAGTAGCTTCAGCCTGAACGTCGGCATGTTCCGGTAGGTCGGGTTGACCAGCTTGCCCTTGGTCTTCGGCGACAGGTATCGGTCCACTGTCGCCTTGTTGACCATCATCAGGTTGGCTGCCTCCAGACGGGTGAGCCCGTACTCGGAGATGATGTCAGCCAGCTCCTTGTTGGTGCCCATCATCCACCCCCTGTGACGAGCAGCGCGGCCACGCCTATTACAGCCAGCTCCAGTATGATCATTGCGCTCATGCCTCCGAGGAAGGCGAGCAGCATCTGATTGCTGGAGTAGCCGAGAGGAGTGAGAGCCTCTGGGCGCTTGACGAACTTGAGCGGGCCGGGCTTCATATCCCGAGCCATTCGCTGCTCTGCGATGTGCGCCTGCCGTTGCTCGTACCACTGCTTGGTGGCGAGCTTCCAGCGCTGGGACGCTTCGTCGTACTGCACGTAGCCGTGAGACTCGGCGCTCTTGAGGAGCTGAGTCACTCGGTCAGGGGTGGACGTGTTCCACTTGTCAGCGTCGTCTGTGGCAGGCAGGAGTGAGATCACCTGTTCTATCGTGGACGGGCCTGCGTTGGACTCGATGGCGTCGTACAAAGAACGGGAGAAGCTCCGGCGCTCAGGGCGAGGTGCTGTTGAGTTTTTCAGCAAGGTCATGGTCATCATTCGCCTCCTGTGACGTAGACGAGGTAGCCCTCTTTGATGAGTTTGGTGATGAGCCCAGACCGGAACGATCCGATCTTCTTCCTGCCCACTTCGGTGAGATGGGATCGGGTTACGGTGCCAATGCCGAGACTCGCTTCAAGTTCCTCATGAAACCTAAGCAGATTGCGGAGGCTCGATAAACTTGGGGTATCCGTTCGGTCCCCTTTCATGAGGATGGTTGCCCCTGCAGCCCGACCAGTTGGGCAGACCTTCCGCTGCTGCACGTCGGGTTCCGGCTCGTTCTTGACGGGAACGATGTCGGCGTCAGCGATCTGCTTCCGGGTAAGGCCCGCGAGGACCTTCCCGAGATCGCCTTCACCGACGGTTATCGTCACGCGAAACGCGCTCACTTCTTATCTCCTTTCGTTCGTTGCTTCTTGGTGTAGCCGGGCATCAAGCCCTGACCTGCCTGCAGGTATTCCATCCGCTCCTGCATTCGTTGGTACTGTCCCATGCGCTTATCTTTCTGGGCTTTGGACCTGCCTACCCAGAGCCGAAGCCCTGAGTAGCAGGTTGCGCAGACTTCGAGGACCGGGTAGGTCTGCTCGTTGTCGCAGTGCTCGAATTTGCACGGTGGTCTGTTATGCGGCATTGGCCACCTCGAACAGCTTCTGGAGCAGAGCCTCCTCTTCGCCGTTGAGTACGACAGCTCGTGCCGTCCCCTGCTCGGTCTTGACTTCATCGCCGTGCCGGATGACTGGAGCGGTTGCTTCTGAGAGGGCCTTCTGGACCTCCCGTCTGGCGACCGACTCGGCCTCCTCGGTGGTGATGACATGCGCTCGTACGTCGAGCTGGTCAGCCAGTTGCATGACAAGGCCGATACGCTCGTCTTTGGTGAGCCCACTGATAGAATTGAGGATCATAGATTCAAGGTTCATAATTCACTCTCCTGAGTGTGGTTTGCTTAGGGTTAGAGGGTGACCACGTAGCGGGCCTCGTTGGAGGTCAGCCGTCGGTTCCTCTCATCGCCAATCAGGCGCACTGTCATTGCGCCTCGTTGGCGTTCTTCCACGATCCAGCCATGTCGGTTCTGTTCACCGTCGTGGTATCGGATCGGGATAAGACCTCTGTTCCGCAATTTGCGGAGGGTCGGGTTCTTGGGCGTTTTCATGTGCGCCCCCTGTTTTGCTGGCGTCTCAGATTCTCTCGGCGAGCAAGTCGCTGGTACTCCAGCTCTCGTTCGCGTCGCGATGCTTCCGCGAGCAACTGCTTTTCAGTTTTCATGTGTTCGTTCCTCTGTTAGCGCCGACGGACAACCCGTCAGGGAAATTCGATTATATCACACTTGGGCTTCCGATGGAAGCTACCCTGTGTTTGCGTCGAGCTGCCTGTTACGTTGTTTGGTCCTTTTCTCGCGCTGCTTCTTCAGGTTGGTGTGCAGGTCGCGTCGTCCGCTGAATCGGACCCAGTAGCCGGCCCCGCTTGTTGGTGCACACTCCTCCACGACGTGGACGGTGTATCGTGCCGGGTAGTAGCTCTGCTCCCCCCGGCCAGACCAGCCTTTTGTTCCGGCTCGATAGGTAACGAGGATTCCGGGCCTTCTCTCCGTGGAAGGGCTGAACTCCACTACCTCACGAGACCCGGTGCCGTTTCGCTCGTAGAACGTCTTGCCGTCTTCGCTGATGTTTCCTTCCCACATTACGCGCCCTCCTTGGCCCGGCGCTCTTCCTGCTTTTTGATCAGCAGAGAGTAGACCTTGTTGCGCCATGCTGGAGCCGGGACGGTAGGGTCATCGCGGAGGATGTTCTGGCAGGAGAACAGCAGAGCTTGTTGGATGAGGTTGACGCTCTGGTGCTCCCCGAATTGACGTTCGAGATTGCGTGACAGGCGGCCACGGCTTGCTGAGATGAGAGTGCTGGCTGATCCGCGATCATGCTTGTGGACCATGGACGGGCGCTCTTCCATTCGTCGTATGGTGTGCTCGACGAGCCCCTTGACCTCGCCGTCGGGGTCGTACTTGTCCCAGAAGGCGTCTGACTGCTCCTCACGCTCCAGCTCAGCGACGCGCCTTTGGTTATCGGCAATGGCTTGGCGCGAGTTGCGGATGCGCTCTTCGTTTCGCCTGATCTCTTCCTCGTGAAAGCGGATCTGGCTCTCGTAGTATTCCTTGGTCTGCATTGCAGGTTCCTCTTGGTTAGCGAGCTTCCGATGGAAGCCGGATACGCTGGAATGTAGCTTCCCTTGGAAGCCGTGTCAACACTTTTCGTGCATGTTACGCTGTCTCTCCATGAGGGTTGGTCTGTTCATCGTTGGTGGCCCAATGAGCGGGCAGATTTTCGACGCGGAGTTGGAGGAGCCTTGGCCTGAGCGGCTGATGGGTCAGGAAATCCATCGCGAACTGGTCGGGACGTACGAGCTGGAAGAGGTTCGGCCACAACTGCTGCAGTACAGGCTCCGGGAGGATGACGATTACATCAGGCTTCTCAATCACGTGGCGCTCAGGAGGGTTCATTGAACACTCGTGAGCTGGCTTTCTGCATGGCGTATGTGAAGGAGCGCAACGCTTCCAAGGCAGCCAAGGCAGCCGGGTTCAAGAGCCCGCAGAGCAACGGCGCGTCCATCCTGCGCCGACCGCACGTTCAGGAGCAGATCAACTGGCTGATGGAGCGGGCTCAAGAGCAGATGGTGCTCGACACTGGCCGGGTTCTGACCGAGCTGGCAGCCATAGCCCTGAACCGGGTGGACAGCTACTTCAAGATCGTTGATGGCGTGTACGTCGCCAAGCCCCCAGAGGAGCTGACCGAGCAGCAGAAGATGGCCATCAGCAAAATCAACATCCGCACCATGCGCCCCAACGATGAGGGCGAGGTGGTGCAGGAGTTCACCTACGAGTTCCACGACAAGATGGCGGCTCTCGGCAGGCTGGGTGAGCACTACGGGATCGGAGCCAAGGACGGAGCCAAGAGCAAGGGCAACCCGTTCGAGGAGATGGAGCAGGACGAGCTGGACGAGATCGCCTCGCTCATGGAGAGAGCGATGGACCGGAAGGCCATCGACAGCACAGCAACGGAGGCAGCATGAACGAATGCAACATGTGTCTGGGACCGACGAACAGGAGCATCTGTCCGTCGTGCATCGAAGACAGCACCCCATCAGAGCGCGAATTTGCAAGGAATTTCCAGCTACACATGCTGTCTCTGCCGCCGGGCAGGAAGAGCCTTCGCTCGGATGGGAGCGTGGGCCGGCTGGTGGGAGGGAGCAAGGTGGATCTCTCAAGGTCGGCGGTGAACCCCTGATGCCGCGCTGCTACCTGATGGTGAATGACCTCGATCTGCCAGAGGGCGCTGAGCCCGACGACACGCATTTCGAGTTCGCTTTTGATTTCGGGCTGGGTGAGGACGACCCGGTTCCGCAGAAGACGGAGGATATGACGCCAGCGCAGTATGCGGTGTGGCAGATGTACAACGTCCTGAAAGGCATGGTGGACAACGCTCACAGGGAGAAGATGGAGGCCGAGACCGGCAGCAAAATCGTAATTCCAGCGGGGAGCATAAGTCATTGAGTAGACAGAGAGAGTTTGGGCAGTTTGATCAAGGCGCAGGCACTGCAGCAGCCAAGCGCGGCAAGAAGGCCAAGGCCAAGGCCAAGCCGGCATCGAGAGAGCGGGCTGAGCGCGGTGGCAGCAAGCATTCATCCACTGGTGGGGTGGACATGGCAGGCGTGAGACATGCTATGGGCCGTGGTCGAGAGAAGAAGGGCTAATGCCACGCGGCTACGAGAAGATGCGCGACAAGTTCATTTCCGAGGGGATGAGCAGCAAGGCCGCAAAGACCAAGGCGGCGCGCATCTACAATTCGCAGCACCCGGACAGGCCGGTTACCGGCAAGCATGAGCGCAGAGGGAAGAAGCGGAAATGATCTACGGGCTGGCAATCAGGTACATAGCGGCGGGCGATCCTCAGGTTGAGGACGGCTACTGCGGTTTCACGGCGGTGTGTGATGTCGATCCCACCGAGTACACCGATGAGCATCTGGCGGAGTTTGTGCACCAGCTCACGGAGCGCGTGGAAGGGCAGAAGCCAGCCATCGCCATGTGGCGTAGAAGGCCCCAGACCCAGCAGTGGAAGGACTTCGAGACCCAGCAACGCCACGTACGCATGACCGCGAGGGCATCATGGAGCAACAGGAAGCGCGCAGAGGGCAGCCTGACCGAGTGGATTGTTGTCGAAGGTGCTCAGGATGCGGTCTCGATCCACAGCATCCCCGGCTCCAAGACACACCAGCGGGTCGATATGGAAGAGACATGCTCTGTAGAGAATGTGGAGGGCAAGGGGGGAAAGGACGATTTCTCAGTGAGGGCGCAGCTCCCTGATGGCAGGGAGGTCCAGTTGTGGCCGGGATTTGTGGCTCCTGACACGATAGGCCCGCAGGGTTCGATCACGAAGGTGAGAGAGACGCCGCTCGATCTGCCGGAATTTGACTGGGACGAGAGTGTGGACCGATGAATAGGCGAGGATTTCTGCGTGGTGTGAGCGTCATGGCTGTGGCTGGGGTGCTCAAGGGCCGTGTGAATGACGACGGCGTGGCACTGTTCGGCATGGCTCAACCCAAGAGAGAGGGCGCAACGATCCCCTATGACCGAGAGGCGTACTCAGACGCCATGGGTAAGGCGCTTGCTGACTCGATGCGGGCGACCAAGGAGAACGTGGCAGCCAGGGTATTCACACTGCCGGCCAGCCCAGACATACCAGGCCCCACCGGCTGGCTGCGGGTGAAGGTGAGCTGATGGGTGCGATAGGCAAGAAAGGCGACGAGAGACCTAATATCGTGGTGGCCGACTGTCATAAGTGCGGGCTCAGCGATGGCGTACGCGGAGAGTGGGACGGGCGAAGTTACTCCACGTGGCTGGGAAAGGAGCACAAGGCCATTCCGACCGAGTGCATGAAGTGCGGGACAAGAGAGATCATCCTGATACCACCAGAGAGCGAAGATGGCGACAGCGACTAAGACTACCGTAGAGGTGGACTCTCATGACCTGCAGAGGTTGTACTCGCTGGCCAAGGAGCGGCTCCATGACGTGGAGCGCGGAGGGGGGCTGTACGACGACTGGAAGGCAGCAGAGCGAGTGAGGCTCTTACTGGAGCCGCTGTTACCACAAAGTGTTGATGCTCAGGAAAATTAGTCATGGCGTACTCAGGACAGGAGCGTATAGCGTTTCAGACCGGGTACAACGACGGAGTGTTCGGAAGGCCACGTGAGAACCCGTACAACATCGACACCGTCCCTCGGAGCTGGAGAGCCTATGAGGAGGGCTATGACGAGGGCGAGGGCAGCACAGTACCTCCACGGGGTCCTGCAGGGCCTCAGGGAGAGCCAGGCGAGCAGGGCAGCCAAGGCATACCCGGCATACCCGGAGTCAATGGCAGTGATGGGCTCAGCTTTCTTCAGGGTGCAGGTCCACCCGGTGCGGGGACTGGAAATCCGGGAGATACCTATTGGGACAATACGACCGCCGGAGACATCTACGAGAAGACCGGACCCACCACGTGGACGTTCGTTTCGAGGATTGGTGAAGTGACACTGGCAACACAGATCGACGATGAGGGTGGCAGCCCGCAGATCATCTACAAGGGCGAGGCTGCAGCAGGGAGCGTGACAAGCGTGGCGGTATGGCGCATGAGCCGCATCACCGTGACGACAGACGTAGGTGGCAACGATGACCTCGCAACGGAGTGGGCGGACGGCAATACTAACTTCGACAATATCTGGGACAATAGAGCGTCCCTCTCGTACTCATGATGGAGCTGACGGCTTACTTGGAGATGGTGAGCGGGGAGCCGCTACCGGAATGGCAGAAGGAGCTGATCAACAGGCTCGGCATGGAGGGGTTCCAGAGGCTGGCGTTCGACATAACAACGGAGAGGAGCCCGCGTACTGTGTCGGGTGCGGAGATAGAAGAACTGTATGGGATGAGACCTGCTCTACTTGTGGTGGACGAAAGCCATGGGTCTACCCAAAAGACATGAGCGCAGAAGAAATCGAGGCTGGGCGTCGCCGCTTGAATGCGGTAGGGCGGCCAGCGTCACAACGTGAGAGGCCGATTGGCCAAAGGAGAAGATGAGATGCCCTACTTCAAGGGAAAGGGATATGGTGAAGCAGGCGAAGCCATGGAAGAAGTGGTCGAGGCTGAGAGCAAGTACGACGCCAAGGAGCAGTTCAAGGCGATGTTCGCTGGCGGGCTGACCGTGCTGTCTGAGGTGCCGGCACCGGCTGGTGAAGCGCCAAAGGACGGAGAGCCAGATACAGTCGAGGATGGCTCCCCATCTTCCGACCAACCCTCGACTGACACAGAGGCGACGGGCGGTGACGACGCGCCCCCGGCTGCCGCATGAGCACGATGCTGATTGTCGGCCTGTCCTTCGCGGCAGGCTTCGGCACTGGGTGGGTTGTGTGCGAGAAGCCTGATTGGGCTCGCAACCTGTGGGATGAGATCAGGAACAAGGTGATACCGCGATGAGCTACATCGTAGTGATAGACGGCAACGTGCAGGGAGTGCACAAGGATGTCGGCAACGTGATCAACCTGCTAACCCGCCATGAGGGCGCGAGGGCGTGGTCAATTGAGCTTGATGACGGGGTGCCCGCTGTCGCTGGTGAGGTTCTGCTGGGCGACTCTCGCGAGGTGCAGGTTGTGCGCGAGGTGGGACTGGTGGATGAGGACGGCGACGTTCTCGGCACTGGCCGGGTCAAGACGGACATCAACGGCTGATGGACATAGCGCCCTACCATGATGCCAAGATGATGGTAACCACTCACGAGTGGGACTATCCGGCGTATGCGTGGGGCGACCTCATGTCCAAGGTCAGGCAGGAGCACGTGCCGATCATCAACTCCCCCGGGAGCTGCGTGATTGACCACTGGGACGGGCCGGCAATGAGCGCGTTTCGTCAGCACGTCCTGCAGGTGCTGGGTCCGTACCCAGAGGTGGGAGAGATCAACCTCTACGCAGTGGTCACCAAACACATGGCCGGCCTGCCCGAGACAGCATGGGCAGACGGTTATCCGCACACTCACGGTTATGCCTACAGGTCTATCGTGCATTACCTCGAACCCGGCGCGGGCGCTCCGCTTGTCGTCTGGGGAGAGCCGCTCGATCAGCCCTGTGTAGTGAGACCTCACAAGGGGCTGACTGTGGTGTTCGACGGGAAGCTGGAACACGGCTTCCACAACTGGGAGGGATCACCAAGAGTTGCATTGGTGGCCCAGCAAGTACCCGCAAACCTGCAACGAGGAAACTGAGATGATAGACATCGTCAACGATCCGATAGGCGCACCGTTGCGGCCCGAGACCATCGTCCACCCGGACGTGGTATTCGTGCTCGACGAGTCCGGCTCGATGCAACCACATCAGTCGGCCGTTGTGTCTACATTCAATGAGTACGTGGCTGACGTGAAGGAGACCGCCAAGAGCATCAGTCTCTACACGTTCGACAGCACCGGCATCAGGGAGAAGCTCTTCAAGGAGAGCCCAGCCAGAGTGAAGCGCCTGAGCGAGAGGGACTATGTCCCCAACGCCATGACTCCGCTCTACGATGCCATTGGTGCCGTGATCAGTAAGTTCCAGTTCAACAGCCGGCCAGTGCAGATGATCATCCACACTGACGGGCAAGAGAACGCGAGCACTGAGTACACCAAGGCCAAACTGGACGAGCTGATCGCTCACCAGCAGGCGCAGCACAGGTGGCTGTTCACGTACCTCATGGAAGGTCTGGAGGGGAAGGCCGCACTGGAAGGCTTCTCTGGACTCAAAATGTCTTTCTCACCCGGCATGAGGGGGCAGACCATGAAGACGGTCGCAAACGCCACTGCCATGTATGCCAGCACGATGGACGCGAACCCGAGGGCTTACACGCTCACCGGGTCCGACGAGATCGACGTGGATGAGGGTGAGGGACTGAAGAGCGCCGATGCGCCTCAGGGAGGGACTACCTGAGCTAACAGAGACAGGGGGCACATGACGTGCCCCCGCACTCTTTCGACAGGACTTCGATATGGAACTGGTGAAGGCAACTCCGCTCTACACCGAGGTGCGTTGGGACGACGCTCCTCTGCAGGCTATGGCTAACTACATCGACGAAGAGTGGGCCAAGATCAACAATGATCGAGTGCAGGGTGCCCACACTATGGAGCGCCCGCCGCCCAAAGAGCTTGGCTTCGAGGATTGGGCCAAGTCCGTGTTCAAGGAGCTGGGCTACCCGGCGTCAGGCTACAAGTGGTGGATCTCAGTCCTCGACGAGCAGAGTCGCACCGACGCCACTCGCAACTGGGTGCAGGGCTTCCCGCATCGTCATGGCTGGGACCATGGACGCACACTGATCTTCTACGTCTCCTGTCCTGAAGAGGGTGGCGAGACGACCGTCCACGACGACGTAGCGAACGAAATTCACACCATCTCGTGTATCCCGACTTTCGGTGTGCTGGTCGATGGGAAAATCCTTCACGGAGTTCGCCCCTCTATTGGCCGAATTCGCAGGCGAGCGCTGATCTGCACAGCGTTCACTGCCGCGCACGGGAAAATCTAAATGCCTTTGGTGGATCTTGATCCGGGTGGCGGACAGTCAGACACAGTGCCGGTAAATTTCGACGATGGGCCGATGCTTGGCAACAGTCAGTGGATCATCGAATGGCGGCTCGTGCAGAACCGTCAGCTTTTTCAGGTTAACGCGCAGGGACAGACCCACATCTACAAGACTGTATCTATTGCCGACAACGTCGAGGTGGTTGCTGACTTCATGGAGACGCTCCCATGAGTATCACCACCAGTTCGGGCGACGGCGTAAGGTGTACGACTGCGGCGAAAGATTCATGGGGAACGGCTTCTACACTCGGGTCTCAGGCCGCTGCTGCCGCTGATGAAGTCATAGTCCCAGACGCCATTTCGGCAAACAACGAAGGCAACCTAGAATCCACGCCAACCTATGTTGGCAGGATCATCGTCATCCGCCCGTGGGTCGTGTATGTCACTGCGCTCCAGTCGGACAATGAGGGTAGCGGCTATGCAGTCGACGATGTATTGACGATTGGAGGGTCGTCTGCTGCAGCACCGGCAGGCCTGCCCCAAATCACGGTGACCTCAGTCGATGGCGGGGGTGCCATTACTGGGTTCGACATCACAAGGAAGGAGGGGTTCGAGTGGCGGGCCTCCGGCATGACCGGAGGGCCTTCTCCGCCAACTGCGACAACAACGTCGACAGGCGGAACTGGCACGGGCGCGACCTTCAGGGTTGTGGCGGTTGAGCCTGGCTTCGAGATTCGCTACATCACAGCAGACGCTTCAAACACTTTGACGGTCCATGAGCCATGGGTCGATCCGCCCGCATCCGGGGATAACTGGGCGATAGCCTATATCCTTGAAGATTGCGCCACAGTGACCGGCTGCACGCTTCGGGCTCAATCTGGTGTGTTTGAGTTCAGCAGGGCATTCAGTGTTGGCAACGCCTCGCCATCCGGTACCCAGCTCGGGTTTTTTGCTCAAACCGACGGCAAGCAGTTTGAGACCGATAACGTCACGAGTGCGACAGGCCTCGGGGTGGATGATGATGGCGTGTATCAGTCCGGGTATTTGATCGGCGGGCATCCGAACGGGTTGCCGACAGCAGGTGGATACATATCCACGTCAGGGACTCTGACTGCCGGCACGCCATTCCGTTTCAAAGACCACAGTCTCGTATTTGCGTACGACCTGCAGATGCGTGCTCCACGAGATGCCCCGAACATGGTCAACGTGGGCTTTCTTACTTCAACCGGAGGAGAGATCCAGTCAACATTCGCAATAGGTCTTGGCGGGGCGATGTTAAGAAACAAGTGGCTAGACATAGATTCCCCGAGCACGACCTCGCAAATGGCCACGCAGGGCCGCCTGTTTAGAGACACTGTTCTGGAGCGCTCCGCGAACAGCGGTAGGCCAGGGTCTCTCTACGAGGCGCTCTATGAAGTCTCGACTGACAGAACACCATACGGCCCTTACACGTGGATTCAGGGCCTTGTCATAAAGAGCGAAGATCTCACGGCTTCCCCCGATCAAGGAATTCGGGTGAGGGATTTCTCTGATACGTTTCAGTACCCGGCCGGGCTGAGAGACATCACGTTCATCGGCAATACTCGCTACATGTCTTTGGATACTGCAGGCACGGATCAGAAGGTAAGCATCTGCAATCCGGTCTGGACCTTGGATCTAAGCAACCAAGACAACTTGCAGTTCAATGATAGTACAAGTAGGCAGATTGAGGAGATGGTCTCTCTTTCTGTGGTTTGTGTAGATGCAGAAAATAATCAACTTGCCGGCATCCACGGCTATGTGTTTGAAGGCGCGCAAGCAGATGACTTGTACAAGGGAGACACTGCCGTCAGTGATAGCGCCACAATACCGGCCGCTCCCGGCGAGGGTGGAACTGGGCGGATTCCGACTGGCACTTCGCACAACTACTACGGGAATGATTTCCGCTTCATGGAGCTATGGGGGGAGATCGCCTATGCCAGCTACGTCAGAACCAACTTGTACACATGGGATGGCATAGGTGCTGGCTCCGGTGTGGCTGATCAGCAAGGAGAATTTTTTGCGTGGTCAGGTTACTCCTATGGATCTCAGCCAGTGCGGATCTCTTTCGAGCCTGTCTTAGACGGAGGCCTCCGGTTATCGTCTGCTTTTGTAGACGACCCTGACCTGACTGCTCTAACCCAGTCGGCCGCTCTGACAAACCCCACCACGAACCCGACCGTCACCAAGCATGGCCCGGGAGAAACCGACACGCGCCCGATGAAGGCTCTGAACTATGATGGTGGAACTGGCGGGACACCGACGTTGGGCGTGACTGCCACCCAAGGCTTGGCCAGCGGCACAATCGTTGACTATGAAGGCAATGCTGTTTCCGGGGTGATACTGCTTGATGGATGGAATGGCGTTGAGTTCGCCGAGAACCAGACTATCACCGACACTGGAACATTCAGCGCCACCACCAACCTTGAAGGTGGTACTGGATTCTATGCCGAGTACACGTGGGAGATTGACGCCAAGGGCGAGGCTTTGACTGTGGTGTACGACTACATCAGCGCCCGCATGGCGGAGAGTCCGATTACGGCCGAATTCGAGCAGCTCATTGTTTGGGGTGGTGATGAGTTTGATGCGCGCTTGCCGCTCTCCCTTGGATCGGACGGATGGTTTACCCCCAGAGCGGTGCGCAGATGGAACGGGCAGGTTTTATCCGGTGCGACTCGTGACTTCACAGATGACTTCAACCGGACGGATGAGAATCTATCGGTCAGCGCAAACTGGGATGACGTTGACAATGCCACCAACGGGATGCGAGTGGTCTCGAATGCCCTGGCAGGGGATAACTCGGCAGGCACCACGAACGTCGGCGCGGTGGCTACAACAGCCCATAATCCAACTGCTGCTCAGTATGTAGAGGCAACGCTCTCGGCGCTGCCAACGGCTGGAGATAGGTTAGGGATTGCACTCAGGATCGACACGACTTCTGAGCAGTGCTACGCGGCTATCGTGGCGGAGGGCACTCCTGACACTTATGAGATCGTGCACGTTGACTTCAGCACCAGCGCAGGCGTCATCACCACTCTCGCTACTGGTGCGTCCACCCCTTCAGCAACTGATATTCTCCAGTTCGTGGCAATAGGCCAGGCACTTATCATGTTCGTCAACGGCACCGAAGAGGCTCGCTTTGTTGATGGGGTGAACAGGTCGAATATTGCCAGCGGTCGAGTTGGAGTATTTGCAGAGGGCGATGCCGCACCGGCCGGCAGGCTTGATGGCTTCGGGTCTGGGGATCTTTTGAACTCTGTCATAAACGGTGAGGGCGTATGGATTCACGACCGTGGTACGGGGATCATTGACTACCTCACTGCGGATGACGGGAGTCAGTTCTCTCCGGTCCAGACCATCACCATTGTGGTCAACGGTGTTTCTCAAGGCACTGCAGTGGTGGTGGAGTCGAGAGACACGGTGGGCGGCATCACGGCAGGAGATATCCTGTTCGAGGGCTTCGCCACATCTGCCGGGCTGATTTCCTTCACGCTCATCTACCCTGGCGCTGACTTCGACATCAACTTCCGGTGTAACAACCCCGGCCATGCTGTGGCAGCCATAGCCGATGACGGTGGCGTATTCACTGACGAGACAGAACAGTCCACTGACGACACTCTCGACGACATGAACATCCTGCCGGCCGCGCCGGCCCTGAATGATGCCTACTACTTCGGGCATACAGAGCAGTTCCCTGCTCTGAAGTTCTGGGTTACGGATGGCAACGGCACGGGCTCGACCATCACGTGGGAGTACTGGGATGGGCTGGCATGGTCAGCTCTCACGGTAGGAAGGGACGATACAAGCGACTTTGAGAACACTGGACACGGTCAGATTGTTGAATGGACCGTGCCCGGCGACTGGGCAACAACGACGGTGACAAATCAGGCCAATGGCGGACAGCTCTATTACGTGCGCGCTCGTCTGTCCACTGTCGGAAGTGCAAACCAAACGCGGGCGAGAAGCGTCAGAGTAGACGCGACTCGCTACCTTGCCTTCCCTCAATCGGGGAACGCAGTCCGCACAGTAACTGATACAGGGCTGACCGCTACCGCCGTCTGGCTTGAAGACACCATAGGAAAATTTGAGGTAACGTAGAATGACTACACTCGACATCCTCGGCGGTGACTGGCGCATCTCGTTCGACGACGAGAACGTCAATCAGTTGGCCGGGCAGGCAGGGCTACGCAAAGTGGAGCGCATTAGCGGTCCAGTGCGCGAATCATTGGAGATCTACTCGGCAATTGCTGAGAACGCCTCCTACTTCCAAGCAATGACCTTCAAGAACCCGGCGACACCAACGACGCCGAATGCGTTCGTGTTGGCCAACGACTACTTCATGCCGCGCTCCTCTATGGAGTGGCTGAAGGAGGGCGCGTGGTCGGCGAACTGGGCGCTGAAGACTGTTGGACCTGACAATGACACTGCCGGCCACGGGGTGATCAAGATCAACTACGTGGTAGGGCTGGGCACCGACTTCGCTGCAGGCGACATTGGTCGGCGAGTCACGCAGGGCGACTCAGGCGACACCGGCACGTTGCTGGACTTCGACATCGACCAAGACGGCTCTCTGTGCGCATGGATCAGACCTGACGACTCGACCCCGGTTACGGGCGACCTGTTCGATGGCACCGGCACCCTGATCGCCACGGGCGGCACGGGCTCGGTTGACTCCAGCTCCAACGGCGGCTCTGGTTCTATGCTGGCACCAGCCATTCAGGCGATTGGTTCTGTGCCCACAGCCACTGAGGTGTACGTGGTTCAGAATCGGATCAAGCTGTCTGACCATGCCACCAACACCTTCCAGTGGTGGGACACGGACCCGAATGTATCGCTGGGGATCATCAGCATTGTCACGCAGGTACAGGTGAACGGTAGCCTGATTGCTGACGGTGACCTTGAGGTATTTGCTCGACAGTACACGGCTCTATACGACAACTTCCGGTTGAACGTATCTGGTGGTGGCTTCTCGGCTCTCCCGTTGGCCTCCCAGCCAGACCTCAACAACACGACTGGCTACCGGACGTTCACCACGACCTCGTCGTCTGGCACGTTCAACGTGGGCAACGGCTTCTACGTGGGGCTCGACTTTGCCAGCGCAACGAAGAAGGGGATCATCACGGCGGTCTCGGGCACCAACCCGACGATCACGATTCAGTATTACCCGGTAGGCGACCTCACTGACTTTGCCAACTCTGACACCATCACCGAGTACGACTATGTCGCGGCTGCAGATGGTGATGGAGCGGCGACGGTCAACGTGGTCTCGGACACCTCTGGTGGGCCGACCGATGCTGGCGCGGGCGAGGGTGGCACGGTCACTTTGGCTCTTGGTGCAGTGACCAACGTGGACTTCGACGGTGACGGCACCAACGAGAACTACTCGGTCACGGCGAATGCTCAGAGTCTGGTCCCGGTGGCCAAGGTCTATGAGCGGTTCAAGTGGGCGACTCGACGAGGGGCTACTGCGGCCGATCTGTTCGGCGCGGGCACCAATGTCCCGGGCGAGACCTATCGCGGCAACGAGGGTACGTTCGAGTACGACGCCAACACCTCCACCATGAATGATGGCGAGGATCTGAGCATCACGGCTCGGGCTGGCTTCTCGGCGAGACTGACGGCACAGAACACTACGCCGGCTGACTCGGTGCCGAGCTACATCGTCATGATGGACATCCAGACTTCGTTGACGACCTCTCAGCCTGCCAATGACGATTTGGTGTCTGACGAGGGCGGTGATGGTGTCCGGGACGTGACGATCCATGCCGGTGGCACACTGGGCATCCAGCGCTACACGGTGAGCAAGCAGTCGCCTCTGGGCACGTTCACGGGCTCCCAGCTCTTCCTGAGCCGGGGCGTGATCATCGTCAACCCTGCACCTGCAGACACGCAGGCGTACACAGCAACGCCGGACAACTCGGCCACTCCGTTGAACCCGCCCAACACCATCTCGGTGGCGGTGCAGAACACCCGCGCGGGCGACCGCATCATGGTGGCTCGGGACAACGGTACGGCTGGTGTAATCAACCGGGATCAGTTCGGTGGCATGGCCACGGCTGGACTGGGTTTCAACAACCAAGACGACGACACCATCCGCGTGGCGGGGACCATTGACTCTGAGGTGCCTGACGCCTCTGTGGTGAGGGTGAAAGAAAACTCCCTGATCGAAGAGCACAGGTACTACTACGATGCGGTGACAAAGGTGGCCTCTGGCGAGTTCTCGCTGATCACCCTGACGGGCGGTAACACGGGAACGGCGACAGCCAGCTCCAGTGCAACCCAGCTCGTGGATGATGGCAGGAACTTCCTGACTGACGGTGTTCAGGTGGGGATGCTGGTGCGCAACACCACGCTCGGCAAGACGACTCACGTGTGGGAGGTGACGGGCTTCGCGACGACCGGACTCACGTCGAACGACACCCTGCTGGTCAGGGCTCTGTACGGCACCCCGGACGACTGGGATAGCACCGACACCTACATCATCAACCGTCTGATCCAGACCTACGCCAACACGGACGATCTGTTCGACCTCATCCTCGACGTTGAAGAGGACACTGGTACGGATGGCTCTCCGGGCACTGAGTCCAACAGCTTCGTGAAGCAACTGGGTGCGGACTTCGATGTGGTGGTTGAAGTGCGGCAGGGCAAGGTGATTCTGCCCTTCTCGCTGAACCAGACTATCGGTGATAGCTCGGTGACGATCACGGCGGTACGACAGGAAGACACCATCGCGGTGTAAGGAGTAACCGATGAGTGAAGAAAATAAGGGGCAGACAGGCGTAGCTTCTCTGCGCCTCAACAATCAGAAGCTCTCTGAGCTACCGATGGGGCTGCGGGAGCAGGCGTACGAGCAGATGCCTGCCTTCATTGAGGAGCAGCGTCGGCTGAAGGTGGACCGCATCACCGGCCAGTTCCCGCGCGGCACTGAGGAGCAGTACAACGCAAACATCCGTGTGTGCGAAGCCAACATCAAAACCTTTGCTGCTGCCAAGCAGGCGGCGATGGCCAACATTGGCAAGTACTCGGATCTGCTGAAGAACCCGCAAGGCGACCTGACTCAGGAGGAGGTCGATGCTATGGCCGCCGAGCATGTCGCTAAGTGGGTGGAAGAGCACAGCGACAACGAGGAGTGGGTCAGGGACGGGAGACCTATCCCCGGCACCCTCGGGTTCCATCAGCTCATGGCAGAGCTGAAGCCCATCAACGCGCGTCTGCGGATGTACGTTGATGAGGAGTTGTGGAAGCAGATCGGGATGTTTCAGGAGGAGCGAGATCGCTATGACGATGCGGTGAAGCAGGAGACCGAATCCATCTTCGCCATGCGTGATGCGATCAACCTCGTTCGGGAGCGGGATCGGCAGATCAAGCGAGCCATGACGGAGCCATTGTCGGTGGACTGAGATGACGACGCGGACTGACATTTCCCAAAGTTACTTCGATAGCCCTCGAATTCAGACGGTGCGGTCGCCCTCCACGAGCTATCTCGTGCAGGACACTGTGGATACCACCAGAGTTCTGGAGGAGCAGTTTGAGGCAACGACTCACCCGAAGCTGATTGACGCGGCTGGGAAGGAAGATCTCGGAGGCGGCCTGGCGGTCGCCATTACCGCGACCCTGCTCAACAACGTCATTGAGTTTGAGGGTCAGTACACTCCAGCGGAGACGGGGACGGTCACTACCGGGGCGGTTACTGACCCGAGGGGCAGGATAAGGCTCATCGACAACAGTGCTGACTTCGTGAGCGCCAATGTTCAGCCGGGGTCTTTCATCATCAACTGGGGTGATAGATCCATCACTGACGTGCGCAGAGTCGTTGATCTCAACGAGCTTGAGTGTAAGGCGCTGGTGAACGGCACGGACAATGACTTCGACATCGGTGACGATTACTCGGTATTCAACATCGTGCAGTGCGAGGTTGGCGGAGGGAATCTGGTTGCGGTCGGAGAGGATGGAGTGACGCCTATCAGCCCTATCCTTCCGTCAGCCTTCACGCAGGTGCTGATCGCTCGATCCTCTACGGGTACTGGTGCAGCCGGCATCTCAGAGGCTGTCTGGGATGTGATGTGGGCCGACCACCAGTTGCCCGGCTCGTTCGGTGAGTACATCAGGAAGAAACTGCTCTCCGTGGTCGGGTTCCTTGGGCTCAAATAAGCGGAGTGAGTGGTGGCTTGTATGGATAGTGCTGGGAGCAGCAATCATGGTTGAGACATGTCAGGGATGCACGGATGCAGCGCAAGGCAACATGAAACCGAGAGCTGTCCGCATTGCGTGGACGATAGACACTCTGCAGGGGATTCGCCCTGCAGGAACAGACGACCCTCAGGTGATCAGGGTGAACGTTGACCACACGCTCTACCTTGCTGAGAGACGCCACAGCGACCGGAACATGCTGCTGCCTGATCACGCAGTGCGCAAGGAGTGGCACGAGCTGGGGACAGCTCAGAAGATCGAGCTGGTCGAAAGTCTTGCTGACTTCTGGCCTAAGGAGGGAGTGCCCGCTTGAGTGCGACGGCGGAAGATCTGTATTCGGGCTACACCATGGTGCAGGCCGAGAACATGCGCAGAGAGATGCGCCAGTTCGTCAAGGGTGCGTGGCCGACAGTGGAGCCGGGCGCTCCGTTCGTTGGTGGGCCACACATCGACGCAATCTGTGATCACCTGACCTTCGTCTCGCTCGGGGACATCGACGACCTGATCATCAACATCCCGCCACGGCACTCGAAGTCCACGGTGTCCTCAGTCATCTGGCCTGCATGGGAGTGGACGTGGAACCCATCGGAGCAATGGCTGTTCAGCACCTATGCGCAAAGCCTGACCATCAGGGACTCAGTGAAGTGCCGGCGACTGATCCAGAGCCCGTGGTACAAGGAGCGGTATGGGCACGTCTTCCACCTCTCCGGTGACCTGAACCAGAAGGGCAGGTTCGACAACAACAGGAATGGATACCGGCTGGCCACCTCGGTGGGCGGTACGGCGACGGGTGAGGGTGGCGATAAGATCGTCGTGGACGATGCTCACAACATGAAGGAGATCAACTCCGATACGGTCAGGCAGGGGGTGCTCGACTGGTGGTCGAACGTCATGTCCACTCGGGGCAATAACCCGAAGCGCCTTGGCCGGGTGATCATTGCCCAGCGTGGTCACCATCAGGATCTCCCGGGGTACTGCCTGCAGCAGGGCGGCTGGGTTCATCTCAACCTGCCCGGGTACTACCGGAGGAAGACCCACTGCGTTACCACGGCGCTCAAGACAGGCAGGCCGCATGACCCGAAGACTCAGCCCCCAGCCAAGCTGGATCGCTTCAGGGAGCCGCTCAGGAAGGGCGAGAGGGTGTGGCAGGACTGGCGAAAGAAGGACGACGAGCTGTTGGCACCGAAGCGATTTGGCCCAGACGAGATGGCCAAGCTGCAGCGTGAGCTGACAGGCCGGGCGTTCGAGGCACAGATCCAGCAGAACCCATCTGCCGAGGGCGGCAACATCCTCAAGCTGAACCACTGGCGGAAGTGGGAGGACAGTGAGATGCCTCCCTTCGACATGATCATTCAAGCCTACGACACAGCGTTCGAGGAAGAGGAAGAGAACGATTACAGTGCGCGCACCACGTGGGGCATCTTCGAGTGGAAGGAGATGCCAAGCCCGGACCTGCCGTGGCAGTTGCGCTTCGCTGGTCAGCCTCGATTCTGTGCGTTGCTGCTGGAGCGGATGAACGAGCGTCTCTCGTTCCCCGATCTCAGGGAAGAGGCCAAGCGGTCGGCTGAGCAGTGGAAGCCTGACCGCATCCTGATCGAGAAGAAGGCCAGCGGCCACTCGCTGATTCAGGAGCTGAAACGTGCCGGCCTGCCAGTCACCAAGGTGAAGGTCACCGACTCCAAGTGGTCACGGGCACATGCTGCGTCGCTGGTGTTGGAGCGGGGCTGTATCTGGTACGTGCCGAGAAAATGGTCTGAGGAAGTCAGGACCCAGTGTGCTAACTTCCCGACCGATGAACACGACGATTTAGTCGATACGGTCACCATGACCGCGCTCTGGTTGCGCCGTCGTTGGAACGCTGAGTATCTCGACGAAGACGACGACGAAGAAGTAAACCTGATGCGCTCAGTGAAGCAGCGCGGACCAATTTACGCATAGGTGAGTTATGGCTGAGCCGTATGAAGCAAGAGTTCCAGAGATGGCGATGGGCGCACCCCAGCCAGTCGATGAGAACGTTGATGGTGCCCGAGTACAGATCCGTGGCAACAGGGCTACGGTGGATTTCAACCCGGGCATGACCCGGACCTCGAACGAGGACAGCGACGATCACGTTCGCAACCTCGCCTTGGACATGTCCACTGGCGATCAGGCCGAGCTGGTCAATGACATAATCGACCGGGTTGATGCTGATCTGAAGTCGAGAGCTGACTGGCAGACCCGGGTTGACCAAGCGATGGAGCTGCTGGGTCTGCGCAATCGGCCGGGCGATGACGTTCCGTTCGAGGGTGCCAGCTCAGTGAGCTACCCACTGATCGGTGAGGCGTGTGTGCAGTTTCAGGCGCGCGCCATCGAAGAGGTGTTCCCGTCCGAAGGTCCCTGCAAGACCAAGGTGATCGGCAAGCGTTCGGTCGAGAAGGAGGAGCAGGCTGAGCGCGTCAAGGCGCACATGAACTTCCAGATGCTCGATCAGGACCGGGCGTACTTCTGGCATACGGACCAGATGCTGTTCTGGCTCCCCGTGGCCGGGTCTGCTTTCAAGAAGACCTACTACGATCCGATCAGTGACATGGTCGTCTCCAGGCTGGTGTTCCCCAACGATCTCATCGTCCCCTACATCGCGACCGACCTGCGCACGAGCCCACGCATAACGCACCGGCTGTGGCGCACAGACGGCGACCTGAAGCGCCTGATGGCCAACGGATTCTATCAGGAGCTGGATCTGTCCCAGCCGTATGGCATGGACACAGAGGACAGTCAGGACTCGCGTGAGATCGCAGACGAGGCGGACGACCGGAGTGAAAACCTCCATGACAAGGACTTCATCTACGAGATTCTTGAGTGCCACATCGACCTTGAGATCGAAGATGATCAAGCGAAGTATCTGGACTCCGACGGCGAGCGGGTGGGTCGGCCCCTCCCGTATATCGTTACCGTCAACAAGACCGACCAGACCCTGCTTAGCGTTCGTCGGAACTGGCGGGAGTCTGACGAGGATCTGTTCGAGAAGCGGCTCTGGTTCACGCACTACAAGTACCTGCCCGGGCTCGGCTTCTACGGGTTCGGTCTGCTGCACCTGATTGGCTCTGTAGCGGAGAGCGCCACTGGCACCATCCGCGCGCTGCTTGACTCTGCTGCCTTTGCCAACATGCAGGGCGGCTTCATGAGTGACGAGGCCAAGATCGAGGGTGGTGACTACCACATTGAGCCGGGCGTTTATAAGCAGGTGAAGATGACGGCAGAGGAGCTGAACCGTGCGTTCTACACTCCGCCGTTCAAGGAGCCGTCCACGGCTCTGTCACAGCTATTCCAGACACTCGTTGATGCGGGGCGCAGGTTTGCCTCGATCACCGAAGAGATGGTCGGCGATGCCCCCAATACCGGACCAGTAGGCACAACAATTGCACTTATCGAGCAAGGGTCCAAGGTATTCTCTGGGGTGCATCGTCGCCTTCACACTGCGCAGGCTGAGGAGTTCTCTCTGCGCGCTGAGCTGAACTTCGAGTTTCTCGACGAAGAGTACCCGTACGAGATCGAAGGTCAGGACATGCTGGTCATGAAGTCCGACTACGATGGCAGGGTCGATGTCATCCCGGTTTCCGATCCCAACATCTTCAGCTCGACCCAGCGCATCGCACAGGCTCAGGCGATGATGGAGCTGGCAGAGCGGTTCCCTTCTGAGTTCAACCTCCGCAAGGCCATTGAGCGCTTCTTGAAAGCCATCAAGGTGCCGGACTTCGAGGAAATACTGTCGGGCAAAGGTGCTACTATGCGCCGCGACCCGATCAGTGAGAACGTGGGAATGATGGTTGGCTCGGGCGCGAAGGCGTTTGCCGAGCAGGACCACGACTCACACATTCAGGTTCACATGGACTTTCTGCAGAACCTGAACGATGACGCGCTGGCGATAGTTGAGCCGGCGATGAGAGCGCACCTTGCTGAGCACTACGCGCTGAAGTACTACATGAGCATGGCCATGCAGGCCGAGATGATGGGCGTTCAGTTGCCGCCCCCGACGTTCATGGACGAGAACGAGCAGGAAGAGGAGCTGCCTGTCGAGGTAGAACAGATCCTCTCGCAGGTGGCCGCTCAGATGCAGACGGAGCAGTTCATGCCGCCGTCAGAGCCGCCCAACCAGCAGCAGGAAGATGAGCACCAGCAGAAGCTGCGTCAGGCTCAGGAAGCACATGATCAGAAGATGGCTCACGAGCAAGCTGAGTTTGACGCTGATCAGGACCGCAAGGATCAAGAGGCAGATCGAGAAGCTGATCGGAAGTTGGCCATGGCGCTGACCGAAGATGAGCGGAAAGAGATCGAGCACGAGAGATCCATGCGGCAGAAGGCGAGGGAAGCTCGCCTGAACCGGGACAAAGGAGGGTCCAAATAGTGGCGACACCAAAACCGGCTGAGGTTCGAGCCGCCCGAGAATTCCTGCGCAAGCGGGGAATCAAGGGGGTATCCCCACGCACATTCGCCCGCTCCTCTCAAGAGACGGGTATGAACTATAGAGCACTGCTCGATTTCTTAGCAGGAGTAAGAGATGACAATCCACGCATTCGTGAAGGATCTGCGTAGCGTTATCGCTCGGCAACAAGGCGAAATCGCCAACAAAATGCTGAACGGAACTCTCGCCGATCACGAAGAATACAAACACCAAGTCGGCATCGCGAAGGGGCTGGGTCAGGCGGCAGATATCGCCTATCAGCTCATGCAGCAGCGGGACATGGCAGATGACCCGGACGGCGCTGGACTGCCCGAGATGCCCGATCCCGACGAGCCGTTACCACCAAGGGCAAAGGCCCCGGCCAAGCGACAGAAGGGAGGCAGGCGATGAGCGGAGAGACCAAGTTCAAGCCCCCGGTCGAGGAGATCAGGGCCGAGCTACCGGCACCAACCCTCTGGCGGGTGCTGATCAGGCCGCTTCAACCGAAGGAAGAATCGGAAGTGGGGATCGTGTTCACTGAAAAAGTGCAGCGTGATCAGGAGTTTGTGAATCAGGTGGGTCAGGTCGTCGCGGTTGGTCCCAAGGCGTTCGAGGGGGAGAAGTTCGATGACTCCCGCTTTGCCGTTGGGGACTGGGTGCTCTATCCGACATATGGCTCACAGCGCATCGAGCTGGCCGATGGTCGTACGTTTCAGTTGATGAACGACGATCACATTCTGGCCGGTGTCGCTGACCCGGAGATGTACCGCAAGAAACTGGTCTAAGAGACCAGCTTGCACACAAAGTGGTAACGCATATAATCGGATGAGCCAGCAATGACTGCTGGCCGGGAGTACAGGGACTTATGCCACGGCATACCAACGCACAGGAAGACGACATAGTCTTCGAGGACCTTCACGGGGTAACAGATGATGCTGACCTGACGATGGAGGTTGATCTCGATTCAAGCGGCGACGACGACGGAATCACTCGTACCTCATCTTCGGATGGCACGGCGACGGGCGACGATGACGACTTCGACGATGACCCATCCTCCACCCGGAGCAGGGGCAGCGACGATGAAGACGACGCGGATCGGGGTGATGACGGATTTTCCAAGAAGTTTGACGCCCGCCTCAAACGCGAACAGCGAGCTAAGCGCCGAGAGCGCCAGCGAGCTGAGCAGGCAGAAGCCGAGAATGCTCGCCTTCAGAATGAACTGCGCAGGCAGAAAAAGCAGGCCAATAGAGCTTCTGGCGATGACGACATCGACCAGCGCATCTCAACGACTGAAAGCGAACTCGAACAGGCATTCGAGGACGGTGACACCAAGAGGCAGGTTCGCCTGACCCGCCAATTGAGTGACCTCTCCGCTGAGAAGTTGGCTGCGCGCTATGTGGATGACGACGATGACGATGACGATCAGACTCAGATGCAATCACGTAGTCCAACGAGAAACGATCTGGCAGACGATTGGGTCGATTCTCATAGCGACTGGTATGGCCAGCGTGGGTACGCTCGACTCACTCGCATTGCGCGAGACATTGACAAGGACGTTCACGCGGACGGTTTTGATCCGCAAGACGATGAGTACTATGACGAACTGAACTCACGCCTGATGGAGCAGGTGCCTGAGCTTTTCGACGAGGACGGGAACCCCGACCCCGACGGAATGAAAGAACGTCGAGCGTCAGGACGACGCGATGGCAGGCGGCGCGACGGCGGTGCGGATCGCAAGGACAAGCGGTCCAGAAGCACAGTCGCCAGCGCCGACGATGCCAGCCGGGACAGCAATCAGAACCGGAACAGAAACTCCTCCAAGGTAGAGCTGAATCAGACCGACTTTGAGAACATGCGTCGGTTCGGGCTCAACCCAAAGGACCCCAAGCAGGTCCGGGAATATGCGCTGAACAAGCGCCAAGTTGAAATGGAGGACAGCTAATGGCTAACACAAGAATCCCCTCTGACGATCAGACGGCAGAGGACACTTCCCGCGCAGAAAGCGCCGGAGCCAACTCAGAAGAAACTCGTGAGACGCGGAAGCAATCTCGTGAGCACGACAGCCGTGTGGACGAGCTGTCGGAGGAACGTGCCACCCACCAATCGCAACCTGCTCCTTGGATCAGGCCGAGTTCGTTGACTGCCCCGCCCGCGCGGGATGGTTTCGTGCAACGCTGGATTCGAGTGACGGTAAGAGGTGTGGAAGACCCACGCAACGTCAACATGAAGTTCAGGGAGGGGTGGTCACCCCGTGCCATGGACACGATCCCAGGGGAGTTCCTCGGGCTCGGAATTCGTGCTGATCAAGCCGACGGTCACTTTGTAGTGGATGACCTCATGCTCTGTGAGATGCCGAAGGAGATGTACCAGCAGCGCGCCGACTACTATCAGTCCCAGACTGATCAGCAGATGGTTGCTGTGGAGACAGATCTGGAGAACGTCGAGGTGCCGGGTCAGCCGATCATGAAAACCCACAAGTCAACGGTCAGCTACCCGCCTCCTCGCGTCCAAGGACGTAGAGCGCAACCGGCTGCCGACGACGACTTCTGACGAGGTAACTTCCAATGCCTAACGTTGATGCTCCGTTCGGGTTCCGCCCGAATATCAACACGGCTGGCGGAACACCTGCCCGGATGCAAGGCTACGAAGTCGCGTACGATTACGCGACCGGCCTGTTCTCTGGTGATCTGGTTCGTTCCACCGGCACTGGCCGGAATGTGGAGAAGGTGCCTGACGGCACTCTGGCTCGGGTTCTTGGTGTGTTCGCAGGCTGCGAGTACGTCAACGATTCCGGTGATCAGGTCTTCTCTCAGTACTGGCCGGGTATAGCTCTCGCTGACGCCAACAAGATCGTAAAGTGCTGGGTCTACGACGACCCGCAGCTCGAATTTGTTGCCCAGATCACCACGCTGGCTGCGGCCAATGTTGGTGAGGTCTACGAGATCGACGCCACCACCAACTCCGGTAATCCCGTGACAGGCCGCTCTGCAGCCTTCATCGACCAAGCTGCCACTACCGCACCTCAGGTGCGTGTGACTGGCCTGTTCGAGGGAATTGGCGGAATCAACCCATCCGAATACGGCGCGTTTGCCAAGGTTCGTTGCACTATCGTCTCGCACGAGAAAGCAACGCCCGGCATAGCGACGGCGATCTAAGGGGAGCCGCAAACATGGTTATGAATCGCGCGACTTTCCGTCGCCAGCTCCAAGAGGGGCTCAACACCGTCTTCGGGATGGAGTACAAGCGCTACGCTCAGGAATGGAAGCCGATCTTCGAGGTCGAGTCTTCAGAGAAAGCGTACGAAGAAGACGTACTGCTCGCCGGTCTGGCGGGTGCTCCGGTCAAGCCTGAGGGCGCTCCGGTCACCTACGACTCCGGTGGTGAGGCATACGTCTCCCGCTACAACCACGAGACGATTGCTCTGGCATTCGCGCTCACGGAAGAAGCGGAAGAAGACAACCTTTACGGTTCCCTTGGATCGAAGTACAGCAAGGCGCTGGCTCGTTCCATGGTTCACACCAAGGAAGTCAAAGGCGCTGCCATCCTGAACAACGGTTTCAACGCTGCCTTCCCGGGCGGTGACAACGTGCCGCTGTTCTCCACTGCTCACCCTCTGTGGGGTGGTGGTACTCAGTCCAATACGTTCACCACTCAGGCGGACCTGAGCGAGACCTCTCTCGAAGAGGCTTGCATCCAGATCTCCAAGTGGGTCGATGAGCGAGGCATCAACATTGCTGCCACGCCTCTGCGGCTGATCACTCCGTCTGATCTGGGCTTCGTCTCAGAGCGTATCATGGCCAGTCAGTATCGCCCCGGCACTGCTGACAACGACGTGAACGCGCTCAAGTCGAAGGGCAAGGTCCCCGGTGGATCCTTCGAGAATCATCGCCTGACGGACCCGAATGCGTGGTTCCTGATCACCGATGCAATGGACGGTCTGAAGCACTTTGTGCGGAAGAACATCCAGCGTGGTGTAGAGGGCGACTTCGAGACGGGCAACATGCGCTACAAGGCGCGTGAGCGGTACAGCTTCGGCTGGTCCGACTACCGTGGTGCATTCGGTTCGAGCGGCGCGAGCTAATCGAAACCGGCTGAGTAATTGAGGGGTGGGCTTCTGCCCCTCGTACCCTGACGACCCCTGACGGGGACTGGAGACAGACAAATGGGTAAGCGTTCTACTTTTGGTGGCTACGTGCGACAGCGCGCTGGCACCAACTCTTCGACGAGCCGGGCTACTGGTCCGACTCCTGCAGTATTCAAGGCGTTCGTCGCCGTCACTTTCGATCCGACTCAGGTGCTGGCCGGCACCGGCAAGGTGCTGCCCAAGGGCGCGGTCCCTCTCGGCGTCACAGGTCTCGGTGGGGGCACGGGCGGCATCTCGCCGACTGTCGATCTGTCGCTGGCTGGTGGTGCTGCTGGTGGTCTCGCCAACGAGCTGCCTGCTGATGCGGCTGCGGCTGCCGAGGTGCAGACCGGCGCTGAGCTTGGTGCTGCTTTGACGGCGGACACTGAGATCGAAGCTGGCGTGGGTGCCTCGGCTGCCACTGGTGGCACGGTCACGGCTCTCGTGTCGTACATCATGGTGGACGATGGCGTAATCAACGACTAAGGGGGTAACCCATGGGACATCGAGCTTCCCGCCCCATCGTCGTTGAGATCACGAATACGGAGGTGGTCTATGTGCCGCTTCCGTATGATCGCGGAGATATTACGATTCAGGCGACTGCCGGCGGCCTCACGGGCGTAGCGGTAGACTGGTCTCTGGACAATGTTCAGGGCGCGAACCCGGCTGGATCACATGATGTAAACCGACAGCCCAACTATGTAGCGCCAGCGAGCGCCACGTGGACGGTGCTGCAGGCGAACGTGATCACTACCCCTGTGGTAGGGACATCTCTGCAGGCAAACGCGCTGAGGCTGACAGGAACAGGGACAGGTACAGCCCGAGTAGTCATCTCGCAGGAGGTCTAACATGCCCTCCAGTGGGACCTACCTCTGGTCACCTGATCTCGCTGAGATGGTGGACGAGGCATTCGAGCGATGCAAGGTTGATCCTGCATCGCTTGCTGCGTCTCACCTGATCAGTGCGCGTCGCAGCATGAACCTCATGCTGACGTACTGGGCGACCAAGGATAACCAAGATTACCGGATAGACCGGGTGAACGACTTCGCCCTCGTGCAGGGGACGCAGGAGTACACGGTCGATCCTGACACCGATGGCCGGATCATCGACATCAACGGCATGATGCTCAAGCGCGCAGGCGTTGAGACCACGCTGTACCCGATGGCCCGAGACGAGTGGCTGGAGATTCCTGAGAAGGATACCCAAGGTCGCCCGAGTCGGTATTTCGCTGACAAGCGCAACGACAGCTCCGTGGTCATCAGCCTCTGGCCGGTGCCTGAGAACAGTACCGATACGCTGACCATGGATGTGATGCGCAAGCATCAGGATGCTGGCTTTGCTTCCAACGAGCCAGACATCCCGTACTACATGCGCGAGGCTTTCGCCTCTGGGCTGGCTGCATTCCTCGGTGAGAAGTTCGCTCCAGAGCCTATCCTTCCGCGACTGATCGCTCGGGCCAATGATGCGTTCGACAATGCCAACGGCTCACAGCGGGTGAGAGCGGACGTGACGATAGTGCCGGCAGCTTCATACCGATTCAGACGAGGTAGGCGCGCACGGTGACCACTACGAGGCACAGGCGGAGGCGCTACGCACAGGGCAAGAATGCCATAGCGGAATGTATGCGCTCCGGCCAGAAAATGCGGTATCGGGATCTGGTCGAAGATGGTCAGATCCCCGGGTTGCTTGTGCATCCAGATTGGTATGAGCCGCGACATCCTCAGGAGATCCCAGTTCCTGCAGATGATGCCGTGGCGCTCTGGAGACCTTCTCCAGAATTGTCGATCCCGACTGGCGAGTATCAGACGATTGAGGAGTGGGAGCAGCAGGTCATTGCTGGTTGCCCGGCCTCTCCGCTGGATCTTCGCTATTCCGAAAACACGACAGTTGCAGTCCCCCCGACCACGGGGGAGCTATCCATCGCCGTAGAGACGGCGGTGAACTATGCGAACTTTGACTGCCTGTACGTGGAGTTGGACGGAGGCGGCTGGTTCATCAGCCTCATAGCGAACGACAACCCAGTGTCGCCGCAATTCACCGTCCCCTCAGTCCTCCCATGGGGAGCAGGAACGGCATCGGTCGGGAATCAGGTTTACCTTGGCGTCGCGGGCTCAGGAGCAGCATTGCTTGATGGCTCGTGGACATCTGATCCCGGCAGCCCCTGATGCCACAAACAGACAGCATATCCAAAGGCCAGACGCTTCCCGCTGAGTTCACCTTCGATGCGGTGAACGGCACTCCGCCGTACACGTGGGACATAACGATTCGAGGGATTGGCAGCTCTGGCATCGTGGCCAGCGTGGCCGGTGACCCGCCCGTGGTGACGTTCGATGCCAGCAATGTGCGCTCGGGTGTGTATACCATCGAGATGGAAGGACAGGTCACTGACTCGCTCGGCGACCGAGACGGCAATGCCCAGAACAACATCGACTACTACTATGTCACCATCGCGCCTGTGCTCATTGGCTGGGACACGGGCTCTCTCGTCATCCCCTCGGTAG